AAGAAGAATGGTATAACTCCATGTCTCTCAACGTGAATGATATTCCTGGTGGTGCACCGCAAATCTGGAAGGCAGTTGCTGATAAGGATGGATTCATCAACTCAAACTATGGTTGGTGCATCTACTCTGCAGATAATACTGTTGCTAATCCCGCTGATGTCAAAGTACAAGATGACGGGTCATTCTTTAATCAGTATAAGTTTGCTAGAAAAGAACTAAAGAAGAACCCAGAATCTCGTCGAGCTATCATGATCTACACTAGGCCATCTATGTGGCTAGACTACAACAAGAATGGTCGCTCTGATTTCATGTGCACCAATGCCGTTCAATATCTAATCCGAAACGGATCACTTAATGCGGTAGTTCAAATGCGCTCTAATGATGCAGTGTTCGGTTACAAAAATGATAGAGCGTGGCAGCACCACGTATTATCAAAGCTGGCTGCAGATCTAGAACTTCCTGTTGGAAATATTATGTGGCAGGTTGGATCTCTGCACGTGTACGCTCGTCACTATCATCTAGTTGATCCAGTAAATTATCCTAAGCAAGCATGAACAAAATCTACCTTTCAAGAAGAAATCTTCTAACCCTACTTAGCAAGCTAGATCGCAAAAAGCAAGGGGATGAAACGTGCTGCACTCTTATTAAGACAGATACTACACACCCAAAATTTGCACAGACGCTCGATGAAGTCTACGTGACAGCCGTAGAAGATGATGATTATTATACCGACAGATCTCCAGGCGTAATTCACCTCTTAGATGAACCAAAATAGTTCTGAGCACCACAATCCAGCTAACGCGATGAATTTCTAAAAAGGAGCGCCATGAAATTATCTTCTCTCAAAGAAATGGCAATACGCAATCCGTTGGGATACGATTTTACTCCTGAGCAATGGGCACATGAAGTGGCCTCTCAGTCAATCGCAAAAGTTGTTAAGCAGATCAACAAGAACAAGTTTATCAAGAAGCTTGATGGCCACAGTGGAACTAAATATTCTTTGTGGGTAGATGGAGAGCTGGTTTCATATAAAAATACTGAGCCATTTATCATTGCTGGAAAAAAGTACATCAGCATTCTGTTCAGTGCTACTGATCCCAGCAAAACCAAAAAAGGATACGCGGCCGAGTTGTCTTGGGAACTTACTCTTTTGCTAGATGATGACCTGTTTGTTGGTGGAGCATTTAGCACCGCAGGAGAATCCTCTGTTGCATCTTTCGCAGAATACTATAAAAAGATGAAGGGTGATTATCCTAGAATGATAGATCGAAAAACCGGCGAAATAGAAAGCTATGATCACCAAAGGCTCATGACTAAACCGAAGCTTGGCTTGATTTACGAAGACTGTTGTTTCTTTGAGGCATATGTTGATGGTCCAGCAGGCAGATCTTGGTTGAATGATAATGTAGATTTTTCAGAACTAACACCTCACAACTAAAACGAAATGAAATACGAAACTCAAGTTGATGCTGCTTTTGAGCGGCTAAAGTTCAGCCCCCGCCCTGGTCAGAGAGAAGCGGTTAAACAGCTTTTCTTTTTCTAAAAACCTTCCATTCATTTTTTGTAGATCCACCAATTCTAGATATTTCAGAAAATGATGAATATGGCATATTCATGATACTGCACCATTCTTTAAGATTAGATGTGGTGCAGATTTCTCCATTTGGAGAAATTAATGTGTAAACATATTTTTGCTGCCCATTACTAGAATTGATTTTTGATACTTCAGATCGTTTTTTTCCTAAAAGACTAGTTGAAATCTTATTTTTGTGTTCAGAACTCAGACCTTTGCCTTTTCTGGTTTGACTAATTTTATTTTTATGATCTGGGGATAATATCCGTCTTTTTTGAGCACGTGACATTTTTTCTAAAGTTTCAACAGTATGCTTTTTACCCAGCAATCCCTTTGAAATTGCCGTTTTATGTTCTTGACTTAAAGTTTTTCCAAGTTGACCCTTTCTAATATTGTCTGAATGATGACTAGAAATTGGAGTTTCTCGAATGGCTTTTTTAAGATGTTCAATAATTCGAGATGATGGTTTATATCTTCTAGAAAGTTTGTTAAAATTAAGCATACATCTAAGAGCAAATAACATTTTGTTTTTGTGAGTTTTATTCTTTACCATTTTGGGTAAAAGTAAATGAAGAACATAGTGCTGACGAAGAGAAACTGCGATTATGTTTGATTCTTCATCCGATCCACCAATAGATTTGGGAATAATATGATGTTTCTCAGTATAAGACACAGTATCTGGATTACATATGATTGAAAAATACCAGCGAGTATATTTAGAATCGTTAAACATTTTTACTCCAAATTACTAATGTAGTTATTTATCAATATGGACAAAAAAACAATTATAAATGAAGCTTTTTCTAACCTAGGATTTATCCCTAGGAATGGTCAGGTTGATGTAGTAGAAAAGATAATTTGCGCATTTGTTGACGAGAAAATGCAAAATGTTATTCTCTCTGCTTCTACTGGCACAGGAAAAAGCATTATTGGTGCCGTTTGCGCCGAGGCACTTAGTATGATAAATTCTAATAATCACGGAATAAAATCTAGCATTAGTTTAGTTTCAACGAATACTTTATTAAAACAATACAGTTCTACCTTTGAAAAACTTTCTAATGGTAGCAAGTACATCATGATTAAGGGAGCGAGCAACTATGGCTGTTCTGCTCTAACAACTCCTGAAAACGAAGAAAATGCTGAGGCCTGTGCATGGTATACAATGGTGCAATCAGGATCAGAGTTTGAGGATGTAATTGCTAACCACTGCAACAAGTGCGAGTACCTTGCAGTAAAAAAGAAAAAGAATACGGTGAGACATCTAACGACAAACTATTCGTATTTCTTTATCGATAGAATGTACACGGGTAAGTTTGAAGATAGAGACCTTTTAATATGGGACGAGGCACACCTGGTTAATGATCTTTTCAGTGAGCATAATGCTATCTATTTTTCACAGAAGAGAATCCAAGCAATGGCTGAGGAAATAGCAGAAACCGTTAGGCTAACTGATATAGAAATAGCAAAGACATTAACCAGCATAGCATCTGACTGTGCCAAAAAAGATAAGATTAATGAGAAAAATTATGATGCTTACCTTAGAGCGCTTCATAAAGTTTATTCTTATGCTAAGGAGCAGGGCACTATAGCAGGAGAAAGAGCTCTTAGATCTGGTGATATGGGTAAATACACCAAGCTATCACGATTCACTAAGAAATATGAAGGTCTAGTGTGCAAGATAGATGATCTATTTAAGTATGGATATGAGCACGTCTTCGAATACAAAGAAGATGAAGCAGCAGTATCGGTTAAACCAGTATTTGTTGGCACGATGATGGAAGCGCTGCAATGCTCCACGCATAACCTCTTTATGTCAGCGACAGTGAGCGCAGATTTTCTTTCTAAAACTCTTAAGCTAGATACAGAAAAAACAAAGTTCATACGGCTTGACCCTACTTTTCCTAAGGAAAATAAAGAAGTAGTTTTCTTTGACCCGTTATCACTTAGCTATACTTCTCTACAGAATCCCGATACAGTAAAGCAGCTTAGAAAGAATGTATACAAGATTGTTAAAAAACACGTTGACGAAGGTGAGCGAGGAATTATTCTTGCGCCTAGCTTTAAACTTCAGCAAGAAATAGTTGCAGAAATTTTGCCACTTTATAAGGCAGGAAAGTTTACACTATTCGAGCATCGCCAGGGAGAAAAACTAGAGAATGTACTTGCATCATTCAAGCACTTTAAAGATGGACCAGCTGTTCTTATTTCTCCGGCTATGTTTGAAGGAATTGACCTACCGGGTGACCTTTCCAGGTTTCAAATTTTAGTGAAGGCACCTTTCCCATCATTAGCTGATAAGCGAATGAAGTTCATACTTGATAGACATCCTGATCTTTATAACATCATTACGATCATGAAGATGGTGCAGGGAGCTGGCAGATCTGTGAGATCTGCGGATGACCACGCTGTTACTTATTGCCTAGATGCAAATGCGCAGCGTCTCTTTAATTCTTCACAGAATATCTGGAAGAATGAATTTAACCTAAGGTTTACAAAATTCTTATGAGGTGTTAAAATGTGGATAGTTAAATTGGAAGAAGACGGTGATGATCTGTTGTTGCCTATACCGCAAGAAATAATGGATCAACTAAATCTAAACATAGGAGATACTTTGGTATTTTCTTTAGATGAAAATACTAAAACGGCAACTTTGACAAAAGGAGATAAACATGAGTAACACATATCAAATTGATCTAAATGAAGACCAGTTTTTATTGCTAGGAAGATTATTGTCACAGGTACGTCTAGGAGCAAACACGCGCTTTTCAGATGCGGCATTTGATCTATGCAGTGAGTTTGAAAATATTGACAGTGAGCTCTTTAATTCATGTTATACTGAAGTAGAATTAACTATAACCGTTGATGGATATAACGGAAACCAGATTCTTACTCTTGATGGAGATGAAGCAGTCTTCGAGGTTTAACATGCGTAGATCTTTTATTATCGAGGGAATTGATCGTCTTGGGAAGTCAACACTAATTGAAGGCATCCAGAACAGACTAGGATATTTCCAGGTAATCCATTACCAAAAGCCAAAGGTTCTTGAATGCTATGAACATCAATATGGTACAGATTCTAAAAAGATGTATCAAATTGCTGCGTTCAGAAGCATGTTCAACATATTAAATTCAGATGCACGTATTATACTTGATCGTGCGCACCTTGGAGAAATGGTTTACGCACCCATTTATCGTGGTTATTCTGGTTCCTATGTTTTTGATCTTGAGCGTAGCTATGCTGCTTTTAGTCGTCTTGATCATGTTAGGATGATTCTTCTCACAGAAAACTTTGATATCAGCACGCACTTTGTTGATGATGGAGAATCATTTGATGCATCAAAGAGAAAGGAAGAGCAGAACCTATTCATAGAAGCTTTCAACAAGTCAATCATCAAGGATAAGAAAATTATCTGTGTGACCAGTGAAGATGGGAACTTTAGATGTACTGAGGATATTTTGGAAGAAGCAATATCATGAAAGTAGCAGTTATTAAGCTTGGATCAAGAATTTCGTTTAATGCAAACGATACCTCTGGTGCTAATGGTGAAGCGAGAAGCATCTGCAAGATGCTTAAGCTTGGTGGCGCTGATGTTCACATCTTTACGAAAATTCTGAAGAAGGACAACTTAGTTGCTGATTACCATTGGCATAACATTGAAGAAGATCACATGATGCTTGGTGCGTTTGACGCTCTTGTGGTTCTAAACGGCAACGTGAACTTTTTTGGTGGTGCTGAAGATAAAGAGCAACTATTAAATTACAAGATAATCAATAACTTCTATGGACCAGTGTTTTACCTACTATGTGATCCAGAGCTCACATTGAAGCAAGTATGGCCCTCTGTATCTAAGAAGTCATGGGCTAGCAATTGGACAGAGCAGATGCTTGGCATCACTCGCAAAGACATCATCTATGTTTCTCAGCCATATGATGTTGAGAAGGTTCTTGGTGATCTAAAGAAGAATGAAGTAATCCCTTCTAAGATTGTGCACTTTCCATTTGAAAAGTTTCCATGTCTGAATTCACGGATTCCCTTTAATTCCACTCCTGAGGTTGACCTATCATATGGTGGGACTATGCGCGGTGGTAAGCGTGAAAAGAAGATGATTAAGTATTACTTTGGACACCCGGATGATATTACAGTTGAGATGTTTGGCAAAATTTCTCAAGAAGATTTTGATCTCGTGAAATTCTCGTCTCCTCGGCCACCGATATTTACTGGGCCCGTAAAATATGATGAGATGCTGCCTAAAATGAACAGGGCTATGGCTCACTGTGTCATAGGAGATCCTTGGTATGAGCAGATCAATGATATTCCGCAAAGACTATATGAAAGTATCTGGTCTTCGGTTATTACTTTTGTTGATGCTGATATGGACAAACTTAGGCGTGTTTATGGCGTTGATAAAAATCTCGCAGATTTTCTCTATGTAAATGATAGGCAAGAATTATCAGAAAAAATTCAACTGTTGAAAAATGATCCCACTATAAGAAAGCAAATTCTACAGGATCAAATAAAAGCAGTAGGATTTGATTCTAAAGCGTACTGTGAATCATTCGTAAATCTGATTAAAGATCTATCAGAATCCCGTAAATAAAACGGGCCCGGAACTAGGGCGTTTTATAGGAGACAATTATGAATATAGTTATATTGGCAGGTGGAACCGGATCAATAGCGCTCCAAACAGGGCTATACAATCTGCTCGATAACCCTATTGACGGGATTAACACCAAGGTCATAGTTAACGCATATGATAATGGCCTAAGCACCGGCGCTGTGCGCAAGGTGTGTGATGGTAAAATTCTAGGACCATCAGATGTTCGTAAAAATCAAACGACGCGGCTAAAGTTAGAGAATCCTTTGTCACCTTGGAATAAATTTTTGGATATTCGTTTCACGAGCGAATCATCCAAGGCACAGGGCTTCTGCATCAAAGCAATTGATGAATTGGGAGATAAACTTGGATTAGAAAGTGCACTAGAGAAGATGACACTTCTAAAAGAAGCCGTTGAAACGTTCTTCTCTATACCGGTAGCGACGAAGATTGACTACACGGACTTTTCTTTAGCTAACATCATCTATGCTGGATTTGCTAGTGCAAATAGAAACTCTATGAGAGAGGCAGCTAGAATTATGGCTAACCTAATGGGGATCAATGATAATGTAATCATTAATGATGATACGTCCATGTTCCTTGGGGCTATTACCAAAAGTGGGGCGCGAGTAACAGATGAAGGTGACATCGTCTCTTGGGGAAATATGGATGATCCCTTCGTTGATGTGTTCTTCGTAGATTCAGCAGGAAATGAAGTTAGACCTATTCTTTGTCACGAAGCGCGGGCAGCTATTCTAGATGCTGACCTTATAATCCTTTCATCTGGCACGCAGTGGTCATCGCTAATTCCAACCTATGCATCAATTGGCTTCAGAGAAGCAGTTCAGCAAAGTAAGGCAAAGGTCATAATGGTGATGAATCGTGAACCAGATAAAGATTCACCCGGGCAGACAGCAAGCGACATTGTGCGACTGATTGTTCCTAAATACTTCAGTGAGAAAAGAGTTAATCTTGTTGTAGATGTAGGTGGCCACCCACAGATGTCTGTAATTGACGAAAGTGCGTCCGCTCTTCTCAAATCGGTCACGACATTCAAAAGCTATAATGAATCATCAAAGCATGAGCCTGAAGATCTTTTTAAAGCAATTTCTAGAGCGTACTTTCTAGATTATCTAGACAGTGCGCACTTCATGTTTGACTATGATGATACTTTGGTTGGTAGGGGTAACTACCAGAAAAAGGCATCTGAGCTAAACAAGAAAATGCTTTGTGAGCTAAAGAATAGATCAAGCGTCTCAGTATGCACTGGAAACAGCATCAAGGCAGTATCTCTTAGGATTCAATATAGTCTAGGTTTCAATACTTGGGGAACTGACGCAGTTAAACCACTAACAGTTTATGCTGATGGTGGTATTAATGAGTATTCATATAATACCCTAAGTCATCTGGATTCTGATGATGGTGTTAAACCAAACTTCGTTAGATGTATCAATGAATCATGCTTAATTGATTATGATACCGCTAATCTAATCATCAAGAATTTACTAGAAAGCGGATTTCAATACTCTAAGATAGAGAATCGTGGCAATGCAATGATCTGTATCAAACCAATCAATGAAGAATACAGGGAAATTGCTATCAATCTAATAAAGCACGTTCTTGAAAAATTGCAGCTCAACACCCTAGTTGTTAAACCAACAGGTAGAACAACTATTGAGATACATAATCGGGTGCTATCAAAGCAGGATGCAGTTAAACACGTACTTAAAAGCAGGGTAAAATCTATTACATATGTTGGTGATGAACTTGAAACTGGAAATGATTGGCCTGTTGCTCAGCTGAATGATGACAGAGTAAAGTGCTTGAAAGTGAGGGATCCAGCAGAAACTGCATTTTTCCTAACAACCGTAATTCACTCAAAAAATGAATACTGATCTTTTTATTATTGCCGCAGGTAAGGGATCAAGGATGGGCGGAAATATCCCTAAGGCCCTAGTTCCTATTACAGACATACCAAACTTAACTACAACGCTGCAGCAAATTGGACACAAATTTAATAATATTTTTATTATCATAAATGAACTGATTACTGAACAGTGGGATCAATATAGAAGGGAAACAGAAAAATTATTTCCAACTCTAATTGATAACACGCGTGTTTACTTTGTGCCAATTAAATCTGGCCTAGGAGATGGGCATGCCGTTATGCGGGGGCTTAAAAGAGCTACTGATTATTCAGTAGTTAGCGATGATATAGTTATTTGCTGGGGTGATGTTTTTCTGCCTTTTTGCCAAACGGTTGATGAATTACTTAGTAAGAGGTATGCAGGAAATCATATCTCAGGATTCATTCCTGCTGTACGTAAGGATAATCCTTATGTTACACTTTTGGTGGATGAGCATATGTCGTGCATGTCTGCAGATTTTTCAAAATATGGAGAAAATCATCCATCAGGATTCCATGATCAATCTATTTTTAGATTTGATAAAAAAGTTATTCTCAATGCCCTGTTCAACTTACATACGTGTTTTTGGAAGAATGGGAGATATATAACCCCTGGAGGAGAGCTTTCTCTTCTTCATGCATTTCATATATTGCACAACACCGAGCGGCCAGCTCAGGTGTATGAAACTGATTACCCAACCAGGAGCTTCAACACACCAGAAGAAGTTGCACTGATTCAAGAGGAGATAAAGCAAAAATGGCTAATAGCAAACCAGTTCTAGTAACATTAACCGCACCATCTTGCGCAGGAAAATCATATCTTTTTAATTACATTAGAGATGTGGCTAAACTGCCATGTCTTATATCTACAACAACGCGGCAGCCAAGAATGGGAGAAGAAGAAGGAGTTGACTATTACTTCATCGATGAAGACTTCTCTAAAGCTCTTGAAAAGAGCGATCAGTTTGCAGAGCTTGCTACTTATCGTGGCATTCGATATGGTGTCACAAAGGATGAATTTCAACAGAAGCTTTCTCATGGTGTTGCATTCCTGATTGTTGAACCATCTGGCATAGATAATTATGTTAAGCCTGCGTTGGATGCCGGGGCTATTCACCTTAAGTACTACATTCATACCGACATGGATGTTAGGCTTGAAAGATTTAAGAAACGCATTCTATCAGATGTTACTACTGCTTCAGAAGCACACGCGAATCTAAAAAGAATGGGTAAACAATCAAATACAATAGAGAAGACTTTATTTAGCCATATTGATAGGCTCGTGAGCATGTATACAGAAGAAAAAAATTGGTTTGCTTCTGTGCAGTGGGATAGAGTACTTTTTGGTGTTGATTTACCAGAAAATAATCTGAATATTATTCTTGAAGACATCAAGAAAATTTCAGGAAGATGACTGAGCAACAACAGATAGAATAGGACGTAAATATAATGTCAAACGATCAAACACAAATGCAAAACACAACTGATCCAACTTTTTGGCCCGCCGATATCCAAGACATGCATACTAAGTTCAAGGTGAATGAGGTCGTGCAGGGGCTAAGCAATGAGCAGCTTAAGTCTTATCTAAAATTCCGCTTGGACATGGTTCAAGAAGAAGTATCAGAAGCCCATAAGGCATTCGCTGACAAAGATGCAGATGGTGTCGTAGACGCACTAATTGATTGCATCGTTTTTGCAATAGGAACGTTAGATGCCTTTAATATTGATGCTTACACCGCATGGAATAAAGTTCATTGCGCAAACATGGTTAAGCAACCGGGCGTAAAGCCAGGAAGGCCAAACCCATATGGATTTCCAGATCTAATTAAGCCAGAGGGATGGACAGCACCTTCTCATCATGATAATGTAGGTTTACTACCTAGGGCACTTAAGGATTGAGACATGGTGTCTCAAACTAAGAGAACAAGTTCTCTTAGCATTTTTTGTTGTATAGGAGATAATACAAATGACTACTTCAAAGACACTCGCTGCAGTTCAGCGCACCAAGCAATATCAGTCACTTCTAGCTGCTGGCCTAAAGCTAGTTTCTACAGAGCGCCAGCTCCAAAATGGAACTCTAGCATTCAGTGGAAAGATTAAGGCTGGCCGCAAGACAATTCGTCCAGTCTACTCTGTCACCGCTAATGGTGCTGTTATCAGCAATGAATTCGTCGCTCGCCGAGTTAATGCAGAAACGCCAATGGCTGTTTACCGCCAAGGACTTCAGGCAGTTTCAGAAATTCTATCAAAGCGCGTAGCTTCTTGATCGAGTTGGGGGTGATTTAAAATCACCCCCGCTTTCACTAAAACGGAGGGCCCTATGAAATTTTATGGAGAGGCTGATCTTGTTCATAACAGGATCTTAAATGCTGAACTTTCGGATAATGTAACCGTATCACCGTTACCAAATTTTCCCACAGCATATGGTGTAGGCCATATCGCTTTCGTAGAAGATGTTTTGTATATTTGCGTGTCAACGACTCCCGTTGACATATGGGCTCCTCTAACAAGAGAACTCACTGCTTATACTCATACACAGTCTTCTAGTTCAGCAACGTGGAATGTTCAGCATGATCTGAATACCACTGATATAACAGTGATGGTTTATGATAGCACTAACCACGTTATTATTCCAGATTCAATTAGAACGACTGGCGTAAACACGATGGAATTGGGATTTTCTACAGCTATCACCGGTAAAGCTGTAATAGTAACTGGTAGCATCGATGGACCAGTTCGTAAAACACCAGATGGAAACATTATTGTAGATTGGTCTAATGTTAATAATAAGCCATCTTTCTCTACAGTGGCAACGTCTGGAAACTTCAGCGACCTGTCTAATATTCCGACACTTAACAATATATTTGTCGTTGCTAAGAATGGCAATGATACAACCGGAAACGGTTCTTTTAATAAGCCATTTGCCACTATTCAGAAGGCGCATGATTATGCTGAAGCAAATGTTAGTACCACTCAGGGTGTAACTGTTTTGATTATGCCAGGTACTTACACTGAAGCACTTGCTATAACACGTCCTAGGACAGCATTTGTTGGATATGCTGGTTTTGAATGGGGCACTATTATTCAAACTCCAGTAACTATTACTCCCTCAAGAAGAGTAGCCCATCCAGGAAATAATCCGTTCTCATTTGAAAACATCTTTTTTAATGTGGGTACAGGACAAAATGCTCTTACATATACGGGAAGTTCATTTAGTGGAATGCTTAATCTTGATAGAGTTAGGATTTATACAACAAACGGTAAGGGTGTTGTTATGAATAACACTGCTCAAGATCTTGATGCTACCGTCGGCTCACCAAACAACAGGATGCGGTGGAGAAATGTAGACATTCAAACCAATAATGGTAACCAAAATACTATTGAACTACAAAATGTGTATGGTACGATTGACGATGCATACTTATACTCTGGAACAGCACAAGCTGCTATTCTAGGATTAGCGTCAAATGTGACATTTACGAATACGTCATTTGAGGCTGGCGGCGCGAAAGTAGCATCAGTTTCTTCTGGTGGCACGATGCTAGTACGAGGTAGTTCTTTCCGTAACACACAGAATGACGGAGATGGAGTAGACGTTGCAACCAGTGCGTATTTTGTTGCAGTAGAAACAACTTTTGCGCATTCTACCACAGCAACTAACTCTGGTTTTGCTATTAAGGGTGTAGCGGGCTCAGTAATCATTTATGGTTACCTAACCTTCCTTAACACTAATCCAGCTAACGCGGTTATTAACAACAGAGTTAGCTCTGCAGCAACAAGGATTCCTGCTACTACTACTGTAACTGCGGCTTAAAATTTCCTTGCTATTAAGGGGGGATCTATTTAATAGATCCCCCCTTATTTTTATATTTGTAAAGGCTAACTAATAAATAAAAACTATAAACTTGGGAGATCTGAAAATGAAAATAATAGATTTATTTGAAGCACAGATAAGCAGTTCTAAGGTTCATCTTGCTATGGAAAAGATGATTTCTTTCTTGCAGAAAAAGTTAGGTGTAAAGCTTATCAAGATACCTGGAGTAGAGCATTTTCATAATAGTGATTCCCATGGATATGGTTATAGGTATGTTTTTTCAGGTTCAACTCACTGCATTAGATTTAATTGGAAGTCAGAACCATCTGCTGGAAAATCTGCAGAAATAACTTCAATAGATGTTTTCCATGGAAAACATGATCCATCTTTCAGCATTCATACCCAAGGAATTTCTTTAGTTAAGTCATTACCCGCACTCGTTACTATTTTAAAATCGCCAACTATAGGTAGAATGACTGTATTTCCTGTAGATCCTGAAGAAGCAACAGAATCAGCGGTCATGGAAGCAAAGCGTGATGATTTCACGGCAGAGCAAGCACTGAATGATTTCATGAAAAAGCTTATTTCGGGGCATACATTTACTCGCTCTGAATTTATTGGCACATATCATATTGTTAATGTGGGTATCTTTGACACTATTTTTAAGAGCTTTGCCGATAAATTTCAAATTGACGCAAAGAGAATCGCAATTAAGCCAGGCGTAAGCATTGATCAGCTAAAGGATTCTATTCTTTCTAAAGCAGGAGTTATTGAAGTAACGGCCGGCGGTACTAAAGAAGTTTACTTAAAGACAAAGCAAGAAGAACAAGTAGAATCATCTTCATCTGAAAGAGTGCCTTATGGTGATGTTCTTGAGCACCTAGAAGGACTAGTGACTGGCATCGTTAAGGGTGCGTTTAACGCGTTGTTCGTTGCAGGAAAAGGTGGTACTGGTAAGACTCAGACCGTTGAGAACGTTTTGGGATCCCACGGATTATCAGATGGAAACGGATATTTTAAGAATACTGGATCAGCTTCAGCAGCTGGTGTGTATACGCTTCTCTATCATCACAGAAATGACATCATCGTGTTCGACGATTCAGACGGTGCGCTAGCAGATCAAGATGCTCGCAATATTATTAAAGCAGCAACTGACACAAAGAAAATTAGAAAACTTGTGTGGAATAAGAAGTCATCGTTTATATTTGATCCAGATGCTGAAGATCCTGAAGTATATGAAGATGATTTGAGCATGGCTCCTAAGTTCTTTGACTTTAAGGGAAGAATTATTTTCATCTCAAATCTACCTCTTAATAAGCTAGACCCTGATGGTGCTCTTCGCACGCGTGCTTTCGTCATTAACGTTGATCCAACAGATGAAGAGCTCTTCGAATACATGGAAAAGATTCTAGATGATATTAAGCTTGAGGAAGGTCTTTCACTTTCAGCATCAGAGCGCAGAGATGTTATGAAGGTAGTTAAAACTTCTAAGCGCAAGGGAGATGTTTCCCTCCGTAAGCTTGTTCGTGCGCTCAACTTAGCTGCATCGGGAGCTCCCAACTGGGAAAAACTCGTGGAGTTATACGCCTAGAAATCAGGTTATAAATTAGCATCACTTTTTGTATCTGGGAAAATATGAAAGTATACGAGCTCCTTCAAGAAGGTGGATGGGCTACCACCAAAACTCAGGGAAGCCAGCCCACACCAAAAACGGTGAAGGAGATAACTCCTTTCCTAAAGAAGTTTGAAAGCGACTTCAACGCGTTCTTGAAAAAGAAGAACTACCTTCCTATCAAGTTTGGAAGCTTTGTTGGTTCATCTAAGTATTGGGAAAGAGATTTAAAGGAAAATCCTGAAAAAGAATATGGTGACATTGACGTCATATTTGTTATTCCTAGAATTGAAGGCGTTTCCGAGAACAAGAACTCAACAATCTATCAAGACCTTATTGCAGAATTTACGCACGAGAAAAAGCCATCATACTTGGTAGATGATCCAGACAGAGTAGGTCAAAATTTAATAGTCAATCTTGGGGATGAAGTTCACCAAGTAGATCTAGTCAAATCATTCCCGCATACTGAGGATTGGACAACACATAGAATGACACCACAGCACAAGCTCAAGGGATCATTCATGGGATTTCTCTATACAGCATTAGCAGAAGTGTTGAACCTAAGCATGGGTGGAAATGGTGTTATGGCCAAGCACATTGGTGATGAGATTGTTTCATTCAAGAAGCAGAAGGTTGACCGTGTAGACACTATCTCTCTTGATCCAGGCAATTTTGCGCGTCACATTTTTGATTACTTCTATAACCGCTCTCATGAAGGCCATGATAAGCCTAAAATTTCAGCTCTTCTAAAGTCACATCCGGGAATAAACAGAGATGAAATTGCCTTTAAGGATTTAGCAAATGCAGTAAAGGGACTAGGTCAGTCATTTGAAATGAACGGAATGTACGGTAAAGGTGACCTTAAGAACATCAAGAACTATGATGACTTTATCTCTCAAATAAAGAAGGCCTATTTAGATAAAGCACACGCCGGAACTCTAGCAACCAAGTTTGAAAAGGCTTCAACTGAAAAGTCTAAGCAACGAGCAGAAGAAACCAAGGAACTGCTCAGAACGATGCCAGAGCAACTGCTAAAACTGCTGTAAACTGTTACAAAAAAGATACAAATTAACTGTTTACTTTTACCAGGTTGATGGTATAATAGCCTTATCGATTGAATAACTGAGGTTGCTATGCTTAGCTCGAAAGCTGTGGAAGTAAAGGTCGGCGATGTGATTCGTAGCCTTGACTTTGCTGGACGTTCGGACTGCTACATGATCGGCCAGGTTCTTGAAATCAAGGACGGGATGATTACTTGCCAAGGTGTGAGCCAGGTGACCGAGGGCAGGGCTTCTAGCTCCGACCGAGTGTTCATTACCCCGCTTGAGGGCGGTCACTTCATGGACCAGCTGCATCCGGGTCGAATCACCGTTCTGTAAAACAACTGTTTACATTCTACAGGTTCATGGTATAATACCATCATGGACAACCAAATCAAAAAGCGGAAGCGTCGTTCTGATCGTCGTCACATCGTGTACGTGCTGTCAAACGTGATAACGAACGAGCAATACGTCGGTATTGCCGTCTGCGTAGATCGCTCGGGCAAGGAAACGCTAGCTGCTCGCTGGAGCCGCCATGTTGGTCGTGCCTTCAACCAAGGAAAGAACTGGGCTCTCTGCGAATCCATTCGCGAGTACGGTCCCGGTGCCTTCGTTCCATACATCTTCGAGTTTGTCCGCGGCAAGGCTGAAGCGCATGCCCGCGAGACTGAACTACGCAAGACTGGTCAATTCACCCTGAACACGGTGTAATCATGAAAGCACTTGTTATTGGCGGATATCCTGAATTTGTTGGAACTATCGTTGATGCATACCCAGCAGATACTTTTTACGATAGTGAAACAGGACAGACAATTCCTCTTTACAGAACATCTCCCAGTATATTCTTAAAAGGATTAAAGTGCTTTTTCCAAGAATCGCATCTTTCATTCTTTCCCGCAACGGATAGTATGTGCAATAAATCAAAACTTTAAGCAGCACACGCGTGACTATTAAATCAATGTCAAAAAACAATTTTATTTCTATTAAATTCTCAACACACGGAGATGTAGCATGAAGCGTATTCGTTTCTATGAAGATGATGCTGAAACCTTTATTCCTATTAGGAAGGGGTTAAACCCTAAGCGGCAAGTGCCAGTTGATGAAGAGTTTACGCGCAAGGATAAGAAACGCGATGTTAGGCGAAATAAGCGCAATTATGATTTTTTTGAAAGTACGGGAAAGCAATGACACAAGAAAATTCTGATAGTTTTTCAGTTGTCAACTATGACAAAGTTGCTAGCTCTCCAGCATTCCACCCGATTACACGTATGACGGCGCTAATGCTTCAGAAAAATTCGTACATGACCCTAGCAGATTTTTTTAATGGTCTGTCTGATAAAGATATTGCAGATCTCTGTGAAATGGTAAATGATTGTGAAGTAGATGATTTTGCAGCAAAGAATCTTGCCATTTTGAGTGAAATGCTTTCAAGCGCTGAAGGACTTGCGTCTGATAGTATTGAAAAATCTATCAAAAATATCAATTCTCTATGCATTTTTATTACTTGTGTATCTTTGGCCCGTAAAGGTTTAGTCGAGGCAATGCTTGAAAATATGTCTTTTGGAGAAGACATGGATCATGAAACAATTGTAAAAAAGCTGTAAATCTGTATCATTTCTGTAACAGAAACTGAGAAACCAATAAATTTTACAATTTTTCTCAGTTTCTCTCAAAAAACTGTGTACTTTCTCCAGATTATTGGTATAATAGCCTTATCGATTGACTAACTGAGGAATTTTTAATGTCGAACGTTGCAATCCTCTCCTTTGATTCTCGGATGAACAAGTGGACGGCTACCCACGCGGGCAAGATTCTGGCCGCGTCTCCCAACAAGGAATATGTGGTTGGTAATATCAGGGCCGGCCGCTGCACTAAGGCAAATCAAATGCGTGTAACTGATGTTCGTGAAGTCGGAACCACTGAGGTCAATGCTGAAACTGGCAAGACGGAAAAAGTAGATCGCTTCGGCATCAACGAGCGCTTTGACTTTCTCACTGACTTTGTTAACATGGTTGCCGATCGGACTTCTCCTTCCCTGCTTGTAACCGGTGAAGGTGGTCTTGGCAAGACCTTCACCGTTAATAAGTCACTCAAGGATGCAGGTCTCATCAACTCAGCTGATGCTATCGGCCTGGGTCATGATGACAACCTCTTCGAAAGTCAGTCTCGCAAGATCTACACGGTGGTCAAGGGGTACTCTACCGCGAAGGGTCTGTACCGGACTCTCTACGAAAATCGCAACCGCATCGTGGTCTTTGATGACTGTGACAGCGTTCTCCGCGATCCGGTAGCTCTCAATCTTCTCAAGGGAGCACTGGATTCCTATGACAAGCGGGTGATTTCCTGGAATGCTGAATCGTTCGGTGACGATGATCTGCCTCGATCGTTCGAGTTCAAGGGTGGTGTCATCTTTATCTCGAACCTTCCCATCTTCAAGGTTGATCAGGCAGTACGCAGTCGTGCGATCTGCGTGGATCTCTCGATGACGACTGTGCAAAAGATTGAGCGCATGAGCGTCATTATCAAGGGTGACGACTTCCTTCCCGAGTATGACATGACTGTCAAGCAGAATGCTCTCGAGTTCCTCTGCGAGATGAAGGACGAAGCCCGCGAGCTCAGCCTCCGCACTCTGATCTCGGTCACGAAGGTGGCTGGTCGAGGCGGTGATAACTGGAAGCGTCGCGCTGAGTACCTGCTAACAGCTGTTTGATTGCTGTAAATTGGAGTAGATACATCATGATGAAAAAGGTAGTCGTCAAGAATCCTAATTTTCCAAACGATGAATCGAAAGCCAAAGTGCTGTCAGATGAACAACTAGAAATCGTCTATGATTATGTCATTATGTGCCGTAATGAAAATCAGGGGCGAGGTAAGCCTAAAGATTCTAAGATAATCAGAATGCTGGAAGAAGCTGGCATTCCGATCAAGTTCGACTGAGGAGATGAAGATGATTGGAGTCTACCTTCTTATGGTTGAATATGAAAATGGAGAAAAATGGCTAGTGACTGACACTGAAAACAAGCTGGTAATAGCAAAAAAAGAAAATGCTCACCTTCTTGCAAGAATCGGGCAGTCAATGTTAGATGATGAATCACTTACAGTTGTTGGGTATCAACTTCTATGCACAGCCGAGGAACCAGTACGAAAGAGTAACTACGCGCAGTTGTAAATAATAATTCCCTGCAATCTAGTAGATATTTTAATGTCACCGTATTCTAGCTTCGCTAGAGTGGTGACATTTTTTCTTGAGTGCCATATATCGCAAGAGTAACTTTCTGGTCTGACTGACCCAGACAGCGCACATACTGAAGAATTCAAGTTATTAAAATAGGTTATGTTTACAGAACCACAGTATCCATCAGATGATACTGACATAAGGGGGATTCCCTCAATCATAACATGGCTCGATGTTTTTCCTTTGCCTCTTTCCATCTGCACTACTTGCAGATCAAACGCGGCATGGACTAAACTTCCTATTTTTGAGTAGTTAGCATAAAGAATTTTGCACGTAATGGCCCCACCTTCTGGGCCGCTTATTAATTTTGGCTGCCATACACCCTCTTCAATTATGGACCTTAAGTTTATGGTCAGTTCGCCGTCATTAGAAATATCTAAGTGATTGCCAATTTTTACTAAACCACATTCATCTCTAGTTGCAACTTTTTGGGAATTAATATAAGCCATTTGACTTACCTTAAATTATTCTCCACTGGCCAGCTCTAAAAACCACGCTTACGCTCTGGTATGGAACGCTGATGATGTAATTGAGCTTACCATCAATCTGTTCTCCTGCTACTGGCAGAATAGTAATCTTACCACTACCTTGGCCATACTCATCCTTTATCGTATAAACCCTACCATTTACTCCAGCAGGAAGACTTATAGTAATAGCGGCGACACTGCTAACACCAATATATTCATCAGTTGCCGTAGCAGTATAGTTAGTAGAAGTACCATATACAGATATAAGATCTGCGCCTGATGAAGAGATCGTGATGTTCCCTGTAGAAGCGCTAAGAGTAATGCCAGCTCCAGCCGTTAAGCTTAGGACACCAGTATTGACAATGTTAAACCCTGCAGTTGGGCCACCTTCTGAAACATCTGTTATAGAAATTCCTGCACCAGCAGCTGGTATGATTGTTGTTATTACAGACTTAGAATCCAGTGTAAGTGAAGTTGATGCTTCTACAGAGGCAAATACAACAGATGCTGTTGTAGATATATCTTGAGGTATAGAAATAATTCCGTCAACATTTACATCTATGTTGTTTCCAATTTGCACCACGCCATATGAAATTTTTGAGGCTGGTTGGCTTAAATATGACATGTTAGTTTCTCCTTTTTATATTACGTGCCAATTATTACCTTGACTTATTAAGTTCACACACTCATATGGAACAGTAAGAACATATGTTGGCGCACCATCAATAGTGCTAGCGCCCTGTGCGATTATTGTTATTTTTTTATTTCCTATTGGGGGTCCCATATCAACTTTTATAATCAGGTGAAAACAATCATCAGGATTTTCTGGCAAGTATATCTTTACTGGTCCCACTGCTTTGATACCTATGTAGTAGTCACTTTCTTGAACAAAATAATCTTCATCTACTACAATAGCGCTGCATTTTTGACACGCATTCGGAAACGTAACTGATATAACTCCATCAGGCGTTATATCAATGTTGTCACCTATTTGAACTACACCAAGTTCAGTTTTTGATGCAATGTTAGCATCAATGTTTACTTGAAGCACCCCCGCTGGATCTAGGGGAGTGGGTGGTGGATTTTGTGAAAGCGCTCTCCCAGCAATAACAGTATTTGGTGGTCTTATGTATGCCATGACTCACCTCACACTTGTATAAGAATAGCGCGAGCGCATGGTGCCTCAGGCTGAAGTGGTGGACCCACCTGCGCTGGCACTGTCAATAGTCGCAGGTTAACATCTAACGATGTCCATACTATCTGTAAATTATCACCGGCATTTAGAGATATTAGATATGACCATCCCGCTAAGAGCACGGCATTGTTAAATACCAAGCTAAGCGTAGTTTTAGAATCTGCGACATTCGATCCATTTCTGCGCAGCCACACATCTACAAAATCTGTTCCTGCATCAGTTTTGTCAAACTGAAATGTGAATTGAAGATTAAAGGTACCACCACCGGCTACTGTTATTTGATTTCCGCCTACTATAGAAACACCAGATGAAATTGCAGTAGAATTGAATCCAACTGTGTTGATGGCATTTGCTACAGGATTTGTCTGTATGGTAGTATCATAAAAATATCCGTTTGCTAAACCACCACCTGAAGTTGATACTATTCCATTTGAGACAGAAAGTCCGGTTCCTACTTGCATTACACCAGGCCGCGTTGTAGTTGCTAATGGTTCTTGGTATGCCATTTTAGTAAACGTTCCATTCTGTGCCATTAAAGATAAAGTTTAACGCGCCATAGTCAGTGTTTATGAGTGCTGAATTTGTTCCATCTATAGTAACTGCACCACCAGAAACAGTTACTGTGACATTGTTTGTTGATGCATTTCCGGATACATCCTTGACAATATAAACTGTTCCTGTTGAAGGTGCAGATGGAAGAACGATAGAACTTGCACCTGCAACATTTATTGCGAGCATGTAATCCGTGCTCAGTATGGTATAAGGAGTAGTTGTTACATTAGTTACCGGAACAATTAGGGAGCCAGCCGCGCCAGTCGGACCTGTAACCCCATCTAATCCAGTAGGGCCAATAGGGCCCGTGGGTCCATCTAATCCATTTGCACCGGCGGGGCCAGTTACTCCATCTAATCCACCTGCACCTGTAGGTCCAGTTGCACCCACATCACCAGTTGGACCAGTGGGACCAGTGGGGCCATCTGAAGGTCCAGTCGGACCTGTTACTCCTGGGTCACCCGTTGCACCGGTTAAACCCACGGGGCCAGTTGGACCGTCCAAACCTTGTGGGCCAGTTGGTCCAGTTGGTCCAGTAGGCCCCGTGGTGCACGGTGAACCTATGTCTATAGATAAAACATCATTATTTTCATCTTGAAGAGCAGCTGCTGCAAGCTGAAATGCTCTAGCAGCAAGCGGGTTAAACCCAGCTCTATTTCTCCCATATTTTAAAAATGAAATTGCAGAATTTATGTCGTGCAATTTTTTATTAAGGCTATCATTTTCCATACAGACGTACCTTTCTTATCTAAGCAATGGTAGATTGCCTATTTGACTCAAAGTCTGCGTCTGAATATTGTTTGACATTATTCCGGTGTTCAAAATGCTCTGATCTGCATTTTGAACTTGGCTTCCTATAATATTACTACCATAGTACCAATAACCAGGATAATACGAATAACCAGGATAATACGAATAATACGGATAATACGGAAATGTTCGAGCGAGATGAGCCGGAACATTGCATAATCTATAGCGCATAATTACTCTCCTTTACATTCTTGATCCTCAGAAAAAACCGCAATCATGATATTATCTGATATGAATGATATTTGTTCAAGAATAGCTTCTTGGTATTTTTCATCTAATACCCATTCTTGGGCAGTTCTTGCCATTATCTGATTTATCATTAGATTGAATATGAGCTCTAAAGCTGAGAGCCATTTTTCTTGATCCATAGAAGGATTAAGGGAGCTTAAAAGTTCAGCGATTGAAGATAAAGTAGCTATATCAACTATTTCTAGTTGAATTGCTTCTTTACCCTCTTTTACTTGTTCAACTTTATCATTTAAAAGTGAAAACATGCTGTATAGTAGCTGTATCATCTTAAATGCAGTATATTCGTTGATGTTGTCCTTAAGTGGTTCAGCAATTTTATAGATAGATTTTATTACCCACGCCTTACTTGTCACGGAATCTGGAAGATCTTCTAGACTGCTAACAAAATAATTTCTTATTGTCCATGCATAATTACACCATCTCTGTCTAGAATCAATATACATGATGTTATTTGCATTTTGTTTTATATTTGCTGCATTATTCATTTTTTCTCCCATTAAAGCTGGGAGCCAGGCTCCCAGCTTTCCTTTCAAAGATTAATATCTAAAATAAGGGTAATACCCATATGGATAACCATAATATGGAAAGTATGGTCTCCTCCATGGGTAGCATGGAAGACAGTGTCTTCCAAAATAAGGGTATGGGTAATAATAATCTAGCATAGTGCTGAGTTACTCCTTTTAGCCAATGTTAGTAGGCGTTTGTGTTTGCTCATTACCAGTAGCTGTTCCAGTGTTTAGAAAGCCCTGTGAGGCTCCTTGAAGCTGACTTCCTAGTGCTGAAACTTGTGATGCTACATTAGCTGACTGGAATGCGCCATTTAGACCACTCCAATCTCTTTCCCAACCACGATAACCATCCCTTAGTGAAAAGATTTCAGTTGCACGATCAGTTAGCTGACGGTTGAGATTTTCGCGATCAATAGAACCAATGATACCATTGGTCTGGCCGCCTTCCTGCATAACAACTTCAGCTGTGTGTGCAGCTGAAAGTTCAACTGTTGACTTAAGGCGCTCGGCTGCAAGTAGGTTCTGCGTGTTTGCATCATTTACTGCTTGCTTAAGAGCATCTAGAGCCGCTGTTGTGTGGAAAGCTGTCTGCATAGCACGATTGTTGATATCGTTGGTTTGGGCTACTTGAAGCTTGTAGTTTTCAAACACGCTGTCTGATACCTTTGTTTCGATCTCACCCATCTTGGTGTAGACCTGAAACATTGGGTCAGTTAGGAATGTTTGCATAACTGGTCCTGTCATATTTTCTGGCATGATGTTTCTCCTTAACCAATGTTAGTAGGCGTCTGTGTTTGCGTATTACCAGTAAATGTACCAGTATTGATTACGCCTTGCCTTGCGCTTTGAAGTTGGCTTCCTAGAGCAGCGATTTGGCTAGCTACGTTAGCAGATTGGACCGCGCCATTTAGACGACCCCAATCTCTTTCCCAGCCGCGGAATCCTTCTCTTAGAGCAACGATTTCAGTCGCACGATCAGTTAGTTGACGATTTAGATTCTCACGATCGATGGATCCGATGAGAGCACGAGTTGCGCCACCTTCATTCATTACCACTTCATTAGTGTGAGCAGCTGCTAGCTGAACTGCAGAATTTAAGCGCTCAAACGCTAGTAGATTCTGCGTATTTGCATCATTAACTGTCTGTTTTATAGCGGCAAGCGTTGCGTCCGTGTGGAATGCAGTTTGCATTGCGCGGTTATTGATATCATTTGTTTGAGCGACGCTCAGTTTATAATTTTCAAATATGCTATCAGCTACCTTTGTTTCAATCTCACCCATCTTAGTGTAAATTTGAAATAGTGGGTCCATAGTTTCCTCCTTGAGCACGTTAATAATTCTGCATAATTTTCATTATGCTCTTTAGATAATATTAAAATATTATCTAAATATATTTATAAAATGGCCCGGAATATTATAAAAACCTGTGCTTAATCAGTAATTTTTGGTAACTGCCTGATTATCATAATCAAGAAAAAGGTATAAATATTGTGAGTTTTCTTTTACAGCCAGTTTACACCGACACACTATTTTTTTACAATAAAACGCTGGTTATTTTAGTGAACACAACTATAAGAGGTTAAATTTGGTAGATCTTCAAGAATTGCTAAAAGAAAGAAATGAACTAGAACTGCGTATCCAGCAGTTAGATCAACACGCGCGCTCGTCCGCAATCTTTCAGGTAAAAAAGCTGATATCAGATTTTGGACTAGAGCCATATGATGTATTTGACGAGATCTCGATAAAAGTCGAACCTAGATATAGGAATCCAGAAACTGGAGAGCTTTGGACGGGGCGTGGAAAAACACCAAAATGGTTGATTGGTAAGGATAGAAGTCTTTACGAAATCAAGAAAAACTGATGCTCTGGAGGTCACCAGAGGCCTCCAGAGATGATCGGTCACTCTTTCCTATGACCAATACATCAGAAGTGTTACAAAAATGTTACACTTCTCTTAAAAATAACTGTTTACTTTTGCCAGGTTCAGTGTATAATAGCCTTATCGATTGAATAGCTTAGGTGCTAAACTGTGAAGATAACGCTGATTTCCATTCGCTTCCGTGGCAAGCTTCATTCCTTCCTTGTGAGGGCTCGAACCGAAAACGGGCGTAGCATTGTGAATTCAGCTGTTATTGAACGGCTTCTCGATAAGATCGGGGTGCGGCGTGGTGACACGTACTCGCTGTCCTGAACCACTTCAAAGCAAACAAGGAGTTATTTGTAATGCTGGAAAAAATCGCAGAAATTGTTGGCATTCGTTTCAATGAATCTGATGGCGTGAGCATTGCTATTCTTCAGCGAATTCAAAGCAAACTTCCTCAATCAGCAGACGTAAATGATCCTGCATTCCCTTCTCTTGTGCTCAAGGCAGAGCAAGATGTTGACAAAGAAGGTCAGATGGCGATCGTTTCCCTTGTCAAGCAGATCACCGCACCCACCCCTGAAAAGGTGCTGAAGATCAAGTCCAGCCCCAAGGGTGCCCGAATTAAGATTGCAGCCGCAAATGGAGTGCGCTTCTCCTTCGGCCCGATTTGGAATGAATCAGTAAAGAAGGGGAAGGGGATTGCAGTTGTCGAAACTAATCGTGCAAAGCTTAATCACCAGGCTACAATGGTAGGTGTAAAGCACCCCGAGAAGATGGAAGTGCAGGCGCTCTGTTCTGCAATTGCCTCGACTTTTTAAAAACTCATGGTGAAAGTAAGTTAGCAGTACTATTTGAAAAAAGTCACACTTTTTATCAAAAAACTGTTTACTTTTCTGATTAACGTGTTATAATAGTCTTACAGTCAAATAACGACTGCAACTGATGAAGGAGAAATGAAGATGCTGACCCTTACCACCCTTATCGCCAAGTACAATGAACTTGCCACAAGCCTTGGTCGCCCTGTTCGCAAGGGGTTCGACAACAAGTCGAAGGCTCTCGAGGCCATCTCTGAACTTGAATCACTGCTCCAGCCTAAGGAAAGCGCTGGTGCCACGTTGAAGGTGCGCAAGGCCAGTGCCGTTCGCACCAAGGGTCCCCGCGGTTTCAAGTTTGGTCCCGTGTGGATGCGATCAATCCGAGAAGGTAAGGGCATCGCGCTTAAGCCACAGAACATGCCGAAGCTGATGGAAACTGCTAGCTTCGTTGGTGTAAAGGTGAGCGATGATCTCTCCCAACCTGAAATTGCTGCTGTGATTGCCAGGACTTTGTAATCCCAACTACATCAAATCGAAGGGATCCTTGAGGATCCCTTTTGTTATATCCGAGAGAATCGCATGAATACTTTCTTCACTTCTGATATGCACTTTGGCCATGAAAATGTAATACGGTATTGCAATAGACCATATTCATCAGCTGAAGAAATGGATGAAACTCTTATCACCAACTACAACAGCGTGGTAGGAAATAATGATAAGGTGTGGTTTCTTGGTGATGTCTTTTTCTGCGGCGCAGCGAGAGCCAAGGAGATTCTTTCTAGGTTACGCGGAAGAAAGCACCTTATCCTTGGCAATCACGACAAGATGATCCGAAACCAAAAGCCAATTCAGGATATGTTTGAGAAGGTCTATCCCGATCTTCACCAAGAACATATAGATGGTATTCTTACTGTGATGTGCCACTATCCGCTTCTTTCTTGGAACAAGGCATTTTATGGATCTTTTATGCTCCACGGGCACAGCCACAATTCAATTCCATTTGACAACCAATTTCGCAGGCTAGACGTAGGTGTTGATGCGAACAACTATTTTCCTATTTCCTGGGAAGACATCAAGAAGAAGATGAATTCTGTCAAGACTTCAGATACTTGATCGTGCTTGATTAATTTCCCCAATAGAAATTAGATGCTGGGCCAACAGGTCCAGTCGGACCTGTTGGCCCAGGTGGTGGAGGAGCTTCAAAGGTTGGGGGTCTGGGAGCTGCTACTAGTATAGACGCCTCAACAACTTGACCTAATAGATTTGTTGGAGATTCCGTAAATTGATTTTGAACTG